CCGCTGAAACTGCGCCGCTTGCCGTCGACAGCCGCAACGACTTGAGCCGCATCAGCGGCCGCGCGGAAGCGAAAGGCCTCAACGGGAGCGGGAGGGAGATCGGGAGTTGTCGCCGGTTTCGCCATGCCAAGCATTGTTGGCATGGCGGTGTTGACTTGCGACTTGATCAGTCAACGCAGGCTTTCTTCGAGTCAGTCGAGGGCGCGGAGCTGGTCAGCAGCCCATGCTTGCTTCTCTGGAGACACCGTGCCGTGTCGCTCCATTGCGAGTTGCCCGGCCTCCGCAGCGGCATCCATCTGCAAGTCTTCGCTGCCGTTCCGAATCTCATCGGCCGTGACACCCAGCCGCTGGGCAATCAGCTCCATGTCGGCATCGGTGATGCCGTCAAGCCAGCCGGGCAGATCGTCGAAAGCGTAGGCCTCACTCATGGCTGAAATCATACACCCGCTCGGAAAGTGGCACCCTTGTCGAGTCGACTTCCATCAGCCAGATTTTCCAGCCGCCTGCGATCGATTGGCGCCTGGTGACCACGAAGGTTGCGCCAGGGGGAAGAAGGACCTCGGCTTCCGAGGGGGAAAAGCTGATGTCTCGAATCAGCGCACCGGAGCGCTGCCGAATGACCAGCAAGACGTCGCCGGGAAAGCTCTGCCCTTTGGACTGAGACGTGCTTGTTGTGGCGTGGTATCTGACCAATGCGCCGCGCTGATGCCGGCTGACGAAGTCGGCGGGCAGGCCGTCTGATGACAGCCCGCGGAACACCGTGCCAGGCGCCCGGGGCAGGCCTGCGAATGCGGCCAAGACGCCATCGATCATCGGCAGGTATCGATCGGGATTGGAAACGCCTACGTCCAGGACTTCCGGGCTGCCGATGTATCGCAAGATGCGATTGAACTGGGTGTAGTGTCGGTTGCCGGTGTACGCGCGCAAGGCCACGGCAGCATCGATGGGCAGATTCCGGGCCAAGGCCGCCCGCTCTACCGCTTGCCGCGCTTCGCGGTAGGACTCATCCCCCAGCAGCTCGCGAAGGCCGGCACTGTACGCCTGCGGATCCCGGAGCCGGTCTCGCATTTCTCTGGCCAGCTGCAACGCTGCCGCAGCAATGGGCGCCGCGACCCGGTCGCGAGCCCTCTGTTCGGCTGCTGCGGCTGCTGCCGCAATAGCCGCGGTCAGGCCGGCGAACTCGCCATTGGGCTGAAGCGCGGAATGATTCCAGCCGCGATCGGGGTCTGCCGCGGTCGGAATGGTCGTGGTGCCGCGTCGCTGAGCCTCACGCTCGGTCAATGCGATGGCGCGGCATCTGCACCCGAACCCGTTGGGTGGATAGTGCGTCTGCCACCATGGGTCAGTCGCGCGAAGGATCGTGCCGTGCATCCTCGCGTGCTCAGGCCGCGTCCGGCTGTCGTTGACGGCCGAGTACAGCAGGAACGGATGAGTGGCGAGGTTCGCAATGATCTGCTCCGCGCGCCCTCGATTCCACCATCCTTGGATGTTCGTCCGGTAGATCGTCTCGAGGCGATGGCGCGGCAGGCCCAGCATGCCCGGGTTTGCCAGCACCTCGCCGCGCCAAGTCTCGAAGGCGCCTCCGTCTGTCAGCACGCGCTGCAGGCTTGCGAAGATGGCTTCTATCTGGTCAATGCCCGCGAGGCCCGACACCGTAAAGGCGCCGGCGCGAGCCTTGGCCGGGACCGCGCCGTAGTACACCTGGGGCAGAACGACCTGAGCGTTACCGGCTACCCTGATGGCCTCGACGAACTGGACAGGCTCAAGCCGGATCCGTGCCACTGGCAGCCTCCGCTGCGGCCGCGTACCCCATCACGTCTGCGGCAAACAGTGCCCGCTCCAGAAGCTCTTGGAACTCACCCGATGTAGCCCCTGGCAGCATTGCGGCCAGGCGCTCGGCAAGATCCTCGGGGCTGACCGAAGCCGCGATGGCGTCCCGGAGCTTGTTCACGGCGATCGGCTGCAACTGTTGACCGACCGCGCTGTCGATCAACGCCTCGACATCCTCCTGATCGGGCGTGAACCGCCTGCCTCCGCTGCGCCGGGCATCAAACTGCACGGCCCCAGCCGGCACTGTTGGGCCGCGGCGGGCCGCCCGAACCGGCACGGGCGCGCCTTGCTGCCCGTCGGCAATCTCAAAGTCCCCATCTTCGAAGTCGTAGCGGTCAAGGAGGTACTTCTTGGTCAGGCGCAAGACGCCGGCCTGGACGAGCTTCCCATCGCGATCAGCACGCGCCATGGAGAGGTTCTCTCCACGGTCGTACGTGATCGTCGGCGGATCGGCATCGGGCCAGTTCAGCCAGGTGATCGCATTGACGATGCGCTGCAGCGTCGGCTGGATGAGCTGCCGGTCGGAGATCAGCCGATCCTCGCGGATCAGGTTCTGGACCTTTGCGGCCGCAAAGCTGCCCCCGCCCTGCACGTCGGTCGTGAGGGTCTGGCCGAGGATGACCTTCTGGATTCGCTTGTCGACAGCCGTCGAGAAGTGATCAAACGCCAGCCCGGCATTGCCGGGGGCCATGGCCTCGACCTTGTCCTGGTCCCCGAACGCGGCGACGCCAGCATTCACCAGCTTCGAGAGGGCATCCGCCATCACCTCGACGTCGCCGAGGGTCTTCCCGACCACCAACGGCGAACCGTGCCGCTCAAGAAAGCGAGCCCAGAACCCCCAGCCCTTGGAGCGGAAGAACCACGGCCAGAAGACCTTCGACAGCAGCGGATCGCCCATGGGGGCGCGGTAGGTCGGGCGCCGCCGAGTCAGGAAGAACTTCCAACTGGTGTCGACCTCTGTGCCCATGGCGCTCAGGCGCAGGCCGTCGCGGTGGTACAGCAATCGCCCGTCCCGAGTCGGTTCGAACCACTCGAAGGGCTTCTCCTGAATCTCTGCAATCTCCAGCCTGCCCCCGCGACGCACCCACACGGCCTCCAGCACGCTGTAGCCATAAGGGACGGCGCTCCAGATCGAACGCACGATGCCCTCAAGATGGGGCTCGAGGATCTCCCACACGCCCTTGGCAATGGGGTTGTCTTCCCAAGGCTCCAGTCGCCACGAAGTGGCCAATATGGCGCTCTCGCGAGTCTCCAGCGCTGCGGCGATCTCATCATCACCCTCAAGCGCGCGCAGTTCGCCACGCGTCTTGCCGGCCTTGCGCAAGACCGCGTCCAACTCCGACAGCTGGCCGAGGGCCTCGACCAATCGATACTGGGCCTCAGGCCGATAGAGCACGGCCGCGGCCGGCTTGGGGTCACGCGGGCTGACTGCGAACTGCAGTTCGGCCGCGCTAGGGTCAGGCTGCGGAGAGGTCATGATTCGTCACTCCAAAGGTAGTGGTTCCGCGCGTTGCCACGCGTGTTGCGGACGACGCCGAGTGCAGGGCCGTCCATGCGCAGGACATGGCGTCGACGCAGTCGTCGTGATCGCCCTCGGGGAATGCGAGCAACTCCTCGCGGGCATACGCCGGCACGCCGGCTGGGTCGAGTCGCACGAGGAGCTGTTCGAACCGCGTGAGCAGCGGGGCGAACCGCGTGACCTTGTCGCGATCAGGTGTCACGCCCCGCACCGGTAGCGACGTGGTTCTCAGCAACTCCTGGACCATCGCCGCTTGGTACTGCACTTGCTCGACCGCGATCATCACAGGCCGATGCCGAGCTGCGGCGGCCTTGATGCGGTTGCCGGCCTCGTGGAATGACCAGCGGCCGCGCTCGAATTCGCGGATGTAGACAACGCCAGTGTCTGGAGCTCGACTCATGGCGACGATGGACGTGAAATCTCTGGTCTGCTTAGTGCTGATGGCAAGGTCAACGCCCAGCACAACGGGCAAGCCAGAGGGGGCCGGCGAGTCAATCATCATCTCCGACTTGATCAGCCCGGCACCGAAACTGACGAACTCAGCGAGGTACTCCTGCCGAAACACCAACTCCGGGATCTCGCTCCGCTTGCTCTCGATCTCATCGGCAGAAATGAACGGGTTGGCGGTGGTCGGCAGGTGGAAGCTGGCCCAATCGGGATGAGCCGGATCCAAGCCGCGGTCGTAGAGCGTTTTGAAGAAGTTCAGCCCCTTGGGCGTCGACAGGAACCACGCCTCGCCCCGGTAATCGGCAAGCGTCGGCGAGATAGCCCGCTCCCACGCCTCTTGAAGGTGCCGCGCGTGGGCCGCTTCGTCGATCACGACGCGGTGGTATCTGCGGCCACGTCCAGCGTCCGGGTCTTCGAGCGTCCAGAAATCGACGATGCCGCCCGTGATCAAGTCGATCCGCTGCTCCGTCTTGTTGGCGCGGCGCGTGACCGGGCGCAGTACGCGCTCCATGTCGGTCCAGACGTCCATCAGCAGCTTGTAGGTCGGCGCGAACCAGGCGACTCGCTTGCCGCCAACAGCGCTGCCTTCGTCCCTCAGTGTCAGCCAGTAAGACCCGAGGACGGTCTTGCCGAGCCGACGCCCACAACGCGCGACCTTGTATCGGGCCGGATGGCTGACGATGGCGCGTTGCCCATCGTGTAGCTTCAGTCGTTGGATGGTCGGCACGGATCAGCGCAGCTCACTCGCTGCCCTCCCACTTGACGACAACATCGGTTTTCGCCTGTTCGGACTCGAGTCCCCAGGCGCGTCGCTCGCCGTCTTGCCGGATGCGCAGCATCTCAGCGCTGATCTTCGCGTGCTTGCCGGCCTCGAAGTCGGCAGGGATCGCCCCGAACTTCTGGCGATGAGCCTCCCAGTCTTTCTGATGGCGCTCGATGACCTTCGCGCCGCGCTCAGCTGCCGCATCGATGGCCTCGCGCCGCTTCTC